GTCTTAAAGTATATGAGAAGGTAAAAGAAGATAGAGACTACATTATAACGGTTGATGTTTCCCGCGGAACAAACAATGATTACTCCGCTTTTGTTGTATTCGATATTACTTCATTACCCTGGAAGGTAGTTGCTAAGTATCGCAATAATGAAATTAAACCTATTCTGTTTCCAAACATTATAGACCAAGTTGCCAAAAATTACAATAAGGCATACATCTTAATCGAAGTCAATGATATTGGTGAGCAGGTTGGAAACATTCTTCACTACGATTTAGAGTATCCCAACGTGTTGATGTGTGCGATGCGTGGCAGAGCGGGTCAGATTGTCGGACAAGGATTTTCTGGCAGCAAATCACAGTTAGGTTTGAAGATGTCTAAGGTGACTAAAAAGGTCGGATGCTCAAACCTCAAAACACTTATTGAAGATGACAAACTAGTAATTCAAGACTACGAAATCATTAGTGAGCTTACTACATTCATTCAAAAGAATCAATCGTTTGAAGCAGATGAAGGTCACAATGATGACTTAGTAATGTGTCTAGTATTGTTTGCATGGTTAGCAGTGCAACCTTACTTCAGAGAGATGACAGATAATGATGTAAGGAAGCGTATCTACGAAGAGCAGGCAAATCAAATTGAGCAGGATATGTCACCATTTGGATTTATCGTAGATGGATTCGAAGATGAAGAAACGAAGTTTGTAGATGAGTATGGTGATGTATGGCATCTAGATGAGTATGGTGATGTAGCTCCAGAAGTATCATACATGCTTGGTTACTAATGAATATACAGGATCAGGTATCACTAGAGCATTTACTTTTTAGAGATAGAAAGTGTGCTGTATGTGGAGAAGTCAAAGACTTAATATCTGATTACTATCTTGTTAGGAAATCAAAACCACATAGACCATCCTCATATTCGTATGAATGTAAAGACTGTGCTGTGTTAAGAGTACGTAAAAAAAGACAGTCTACATCATGGGAATATCCTGACTGGTGAAGTGTTCTTGCGCGGTTCGTGCATTTTTCCCTGTTTTGAAATAATCGTTTTCATAAATATTTGTAGATTAAAATGACTCTATAGGGAGATAAACATGGCGGGTCAAGTATCACCTGGAATTGTATTAAGAGAGCGTGACTTAACCAACTCAGTAGCTGTAGCAACTCAGTCTAATACTGCTGCTTTAGTAGGTGCCTTTGAAAAGGGACCAGTTGGCACACTCACTTCTATTACTACAGAAAGAGAATTAGTAGACACTTTTGGTAGACCAAATTCTAGCAACTTCGAAGATTGGTTTGTTGCCTCAACATTCCTCTCATACGGCGGTCAACTACAAATCGTAAGAGTAGAAGACAACGCACTCAAGAATGCTGCTACTGAAGTAACTGGCACTTCATCAGATGCAACCAAACTACCAGTAGAAAACGTTGCTGGATTTAGCAACGGAGACATTGTTAAAGTTGACAATGAGTATTTCGAAATCACTGGGGTAGATACTTCAGCAGAAACTCTAACTGTTAATAGAGCACAATTAGGTAGCAGCGCAGCAAATCATGACATCTTTTCCACTGTAACTAAGTGGGAATTAACATTGGATGGCGGTTATGCTGGATCAGTTACCGCAGAATCTCTAGACACAACTGAAAAGATTATTACTCTCGATACAACTGCTGGTCTTAGTGCTGGCGATTATGTCAAGATTGGTAGCGAGTATATTTTTGTTGAGTCTGTAGAAGAGAATAACATTGTAGGTACCAGAGGTGCTTTAGGAAGCACTGCTGCTACTGCTATTTCTGGTGCTGCTGTTACTCGTTATACTTTTGCTGCTACTGCCACCGCAACTTCACTAGTAAATGCATACCCAGTTATCTCTGGCACCACTGCTCCTCTAATCAGATCTTTCTCTGATTTCGAAGCAAACGAAGGCACTTATGTATTCAAGTTTGCAGCAAGAACTGCTGGCACTTGGGGCAATTCACTTAAGGTTGCTTGGGTAGATGGATCGGTTAGCGATGCCGCTTATGCAAATCTTGAGTATGCTCCTTCAGCAAGATGGTCTGGTTTAGCAGGAAAGCCTGTTGATTCGGATAGCGTCCACGTTGCTGTTATCGATGAAGATGGAGGGATTACTGGCACTCCTGGTGCTCTTCTAGAAACATTCCTCTATGCTTCTAAGACTTCAACTGCAGTTAACGCAGAAGGAGAGTCAAACTACTACGTAACTC